AATGTCTAATGACAAGGGAACTTGGTTTGGTTGGGATGTATCTACAGTAGGTCCTGTTCAAGACAAAGGCGTTTATGAAATAGCAAAGAACTTTGCAGCTAGTGTATCTAAAGGTTCAGTTCAAGCTAAACATGAAACTGAAACGTCCGAACAGTCTAAAACAAAGAAGACTTTAAATTTATAGTTCCTGCGTAGGAAAATAAGGGGGCCGAATAGGGAGACTGAAGCGGCCCTTTTAAAGTTGTGTTGAATATATGAAAGTAAATGATAAAGCACCTAGAAATTATGAAGACTGGATAGATTCCGGACACGTAATCATACCCTGTGATAAAAAGAAATCAATACTTGCAAAGTGGAGTGATTTAAGTTTTAAACTTTCAAAAGAAGAATGGAAAGCAGAGCACTTAGGCCGACAAATGGCTTTACGTTTAGATAAGTATATTGATTTTGATGTAGACAATCATTTAATAAAAAGATTTACAAGCGATTACCTTAAAGGGTGTAGTGCAATATTTGGAAGAAAAAACAGTCCAACAAGTCATTATCTTTGGACAGGTTCTGTTGAACCTTTAAAATTTATATTACCAAAAGAGTTAAGTAATTATACTAAAGACTTTTCCCATGGAAATACTCTTTGTGAATTAAGACATGATATTAAACAGTATACTTTAGTTCCTGAAAGTGAATATCATTTAAACAATGAAACTATTGAATGGGAACATTATGAAGGAATACAAGAATACTCTGGTAGTTTAAAATTGGATGTTGGTAAAATAGCTTTATCAACTGCTCTTTGTATTTTATATCCTGAAAAAGGAGACAGAGATAATTATTGTACAGCAATAGCTGGAGTTCTGTTAAGTCATACTAAATGGACTTTAGATGAAATAGATAATTTTATTTATAGAATTTCAGTTGAAGCTTTAGATGATAGACCACAAGATAGAAGTAAAAAAGGAACAACACATTCTAAATCAAATCGAAAATTAGGTATGCCAACAATTGCATCATCAGTAGGTGGAGACTGTACGGTAAAAACTATTCAATTATTATTTAGTTGGATTGGTATTACTAGTGAAGCTGTAGAAGGACAAGAAGCTATTGGAGATATTATTGAATATGGCCCTGACAGATATGAAATAGAAGTAAATGGCACTAGAGATGGAGTTAAAACAAAGGTTTTAATTGAAGTAGATGGTCCAACTTTAATGAAACAATCTTTTTTTTATGATGAAGTTATGAAGCAAGCACAGGTTTGGATTCCTAAAATGAAACCTGTTGACTTTGAAAAAATTATGAAGATGAAATTTGAAACAAGAAGAAAATCAGATAATTATATAGAAGAAGCAAGTGAAGATTTAATTTTTATTAAACACTTTAAACATTACATTGCATCTAAGTCTGCGTTTACAGAGAAAAAAAATTTATTAGATTTTCAATTACCTTTTTATGATATTAAAAAAGAAGTTTTAGAATTTAATTTAGATGCTTTTGAAGATTTTTTAGACTCAAAAAGAATAACAATAAAACGTATTGATCTTGTACGTAAAGTTAAAAGAATACTTAAAGCTAATAAAAACAAAGGTAAAGTTAATGGAAAGTCTTGTGTATCTTGGAAAATAGATAATTGGGATTTACCCCGTGAACAAATAACAATTGAAGGTGAATACGTAGAGGGAGGAGAGGTAAAAGAAATTGACTTTGAAGCAGACGCAGTCGAAGATTAGATTTGTAGTTGGTCCTCCAGGCACAGGAAAAACTCATATTTGGATTTTAGAAAAATACAAAGAACTATATAAATTATATGGTGCAGATAAACTTATACTTTTATCTCATACTAATGTTGCAACTAAAGAATTAAGAGCAGCTATAAAAAATTTAGATGAAATAAAAAATGATCCAATTATACAGGAGGATGTAGATGATTTTTTAGAGAAAAGAATACGTACAATACATGCATATTGTAAAGCAGCTGTAAAAACTAGAAGAGAAGTATTTAGTAAAAAAACAGATTATCCTGAATTACTTAAAGTAATTCCTTTAATGAATTTAGCAAAAGGAGCTCAAAAAATAATAGACCCTTTAAAAAAGCACCCTGTTTTTAGATGCATTAGTGAGGCACATGGACGTGGTTTAACTATATCAGAACATTGGAACACCACAGAGGCTCCTTTAGAAGCTTATAAACCTTATAACAATCATCAAATAATGGAGATTAAAAAATCTTACGAAGAGTGGAAAAAAGAAAATTTTATTCAAGATTATAATGATATGATAGATAACTTTAATAAAAGTAAAAATCCCCACATCATAGACGCTTTGATAGTAGACGAAGCTCAAGATAGTAATGTTCCTCAATTAACAGCTATTGAAAAAATGTCAGAGCATGTTAAAGACGGTCATTTATATTTTGTAGGTGATCCTAATCAAACTATTTTTAAATTTTCTGGATCTAATCCGGAGTTGTTTGAAAAATTAGCTAGAACTCCTTACAAAGAATTAGAAATAGGGAAAAGATGTAGTGAAGCTATAAATGAATATTGTAAGAGAATAATAAAACCTATTTGGGATCACTATAATTATAAAAGAGTTTGGACTCCAACAGAAGTAAAAGGTAGTGTAAGTATGTTACCAAATTTACAAGGTTCTCAAGAATTAAGTAATTTATTAAATAAAATTAATAACAGTAAGGAGTCTTTTTTATTTACTTTTAGAGCGGAAAAATCAAAACAATGGTTAATTCCTTTTTTACATAAATACGGTTTTAAATATTCCCCTGTGGGTGGTTATCAAAAAGTATCTGATGCAGAACTTAATTCTCATTATTCTTGGCCTTTATTTTTAAAAGGTGTACCTCAATCTTTAGATCAAATTAAAGCTTATTGGAAACACATGGACAAAGAATTTAAATTAAAAGATTCTAGAATTTTTAAAAAAATGATTGATAGAGATTATACATTTCAAGAGTTTGTTAATTTAGGTTATTTGTCTTCTTCTATTGCTGACACCACAGATTTTTACAATGTTTGTAAGAAAGTAAAAGGAGAGATAGCTCAGTTAAAATTTAGAGAAAAGATTATGTACATTAGAAGCGTAATTAATAACAACAACTTAAACCAAAAAGCTAAGATAGAATATGGTAATTTTCATACAGTCAAGGGTATTACTAGAGATAATGTCATCATAGATCTATCGATTACAAGGCCTGAGCCCTATTTTGAGCAGCTTTATCTAGCATATGTGGGGTGTAGCAGGGGTAGGAATGATTTATGGGTTTTAAGGACACAAACAGGAAGGGAGCTAGGAAGAAAAAATGAGTACGTACGATAAACAAATTGCGGGATCTCACTATAAAAAGTTTGCGATTCAGCCAAGTAAGTTTGTAAATGACAACAAGTTGCTTTTTGCGGAAGGCAATGCTATAAAATATATATGTAGGCATTCTCAAAAAAATGGGAAAGAAGATCTTGAGAAAGCTATGCATTATATAGAAATGATAATAGAGAGAGATTATAAATAATGTGCACTGTACCAGAGATTGAAGATCTTGATTTAAAAGGAATAGACACTGTTGCCATTGACTTAGAAACTTATGATCCAGACTTAAAGAAAAAAGGATCTGGAGCTGTAATAAAAAATGGTTTTGTTACTGGTATAGCAGTGGCTACACACAAACAAACTTTATACTTTCCAATACACCACGCAATGACATCTAATTTAGATCCAAAAGAAACTTGGTTTAAGTTAAACAATTTAATTTTTCAAAATGAAAAGATAAAAAAAGTATTTCACAATGCAATGTATGATGTATGTTGGATAAGATCTGCAACAGGGAAAATGCCTAAAGGGCTTTTACTAGATACTATGATAGCAGCGTCAGTTATTGATGAGAATAGAATGAAATATTCTTTAGATGCAGTTAGTAAAGATTATTTACAAGATACAAAATATAAATGGGATTTGACAGAACGATCTTTGTCTGATCATGGAATAAAAGATCCTATGTCTAACATGCATAAACTTCCATACAGTTTAGTAAAAGACTACGCTGAACAAGATGTTAGTTTAACTTTAAGACTATGGAATGTTTTTGAAAAAAAATTAAAAGAAATTATATATGAAGAGAAACAAAAAAGCTTGCAAAATATTTTTGATTTAGAAACAAAATTATTCCCTTGTTTGGTTGACATGAAATTTAAAGGAGTTAGAATAGATGTCCAAAAAGCCAATGAATTCAAGGGTTTTTTAATTCGTAGAAAAAATAAAATAACAAAAATTATAAAAAACAAAACAGGAATAGATATACAACTTTGGGCAGCGTCCTCCATTAAAGAATTGTTAGATTTTTTAAAAGTAAATGATTATCAAATAACAGCTAAATCTAAAATGCCTAAACTTCCTAAAGATTATTTAATAAAACACAAAGAACCTTTGTTAAGAATGGTATCAAAAGCTAGAGAAGCAGATAAAAATTTAAATACTTTTGTAGAAGGTCTATTAAGTTATGTACATGAAGGTAGAATACATGCAGATATAAATCAAATTAGATCTGATCAAGGTGGTACAGTTACAGGAAGATTTTCTATGTCCAACCCTAATTTACAACAGATTCCGTCAAAAGGATTCTTTGGTAGAAAAATGAGAGAGATGTTTTTACCTGAAGAAGACCACAAGTGGGGTAGTTTTGATTACTCGCAACAAGAACCACGGATTGTTGTACATTATGCAATTAAAATTTTAAAAAGCGATCCAGATTTATTACAGGAAGATGTACCTGAAAAAATTAAAAATCCATACTACACAGACATAGTAAATAGTATTTCTAAAATTGAAAAATCTTATCAAGAAGATGCGGATTCTGATTTTCACTCTACTATAGCAAAGATGGCAAATATTTCTAGAACACAGGCAAAAACTATTAGTTTAGGTATGTTTTATGGAATGGGTAAATTTAAATTACAAGCAGAATTAGGATTAGACAGAATTGAGGCTCAAGATCTTTTTAAAAGATACCATTCATATGTTCCTTTTGTAAAAAAATTATCAGATGATTTAATAGCTTTTGCTAAATTACAAGGTCTTCTTTTTACTTTAGGCGATAGATTTTGTAGGTTTGAAAAATGGGAAACTACTAATAGAAAATGGAATAACCAAATACGTAAATTTGATCCTGTTCCTATTCTTACTTATGATCAAGCTGTTACAGCTTATAAAGCAGAACTTGTAGATGAAGAAAGAGATCCTGATCTAGAACTAAATGACTTTCATCATTATTACACACCAGCTTTTACTTACAAAGCTTTAAATAAATTAATTCAAGGATCAGCTGCTGACATGACAAAACAGGCTATGGTAGATTTATATGAGCAGGGCATTTTACCTCACATACAGATTCATGATGAATTGTGTATTTCTGTAAAAAATGATACAGATGCAGGATTAATTAAAAAAACTATGGAAGATGCTATTCCTTTATTAATTAAGAACAAAGTAAGTTATAAGAACGGTATTAATTGGGGACAGGCAAAATGATTTATGGCATATTTAAACGCAAACATTCCGGTAACATATGCTCAAATTAAAAGAGAGTATTTATATGATTGTAAAAAACATCATGGTGAAGTTGAAGACTGTATTATTTTTGGTATGTCGGCTCTTACTGGCCGTGCCATCCTTTTTCATTGTATTATGGAAAATGGAGCTGTCTACTATCGTCTC